TTTTATCTACAAAATTATCATCAGTAATAATTTCGCCTTTTCTAACTTTAATGCTTTTGAGCAAAGCCCCAGTATTTCCTGAGAAATTAAACTTGGTCCTAAGTATTTCTTTTTCAAGTACTTCTAATTTATTTTTATCATTAGTTTTTGCAATTATATCTGCATATTTACCAACTGTAGTTGCGTCTTGTCTTTTATCTTGCGTGTAATTCATATTTGACATATTGACACGTTCATTAATAACTTTTTGTATCGATGCAAGAACGCCATCTTTTGTCATGCCAAAAGGCAGAGGTTTTTTGCCATCATAATTTTGCACTTCTAATTTAAATTTATTTAATGAATCTAAACCAGTTGTTCCTATATCCTCATCAGTTTCTGCTTCAATGTATTTTCTGTCTGCAATTCCTTTATAATAACTGTCAGTAAAACTACTAATCATATCGGCTTGTAATTTTTCAATGTCACCAGATTTATTCTTAGGATTTACTTTTAAAACTGATAATTCTTCACTAATTTTTTTAGTTAATTCTTTAGCCGTGTCGTCATTGTCAGCAGTTTTATTATGATAAGCTAAATTGTTTAATTGTTCTGAAGCAATGGTTATAGATTTTATAGATTCTTGTTTGTTCTGATCAAAAGCTCTGTCAGCAATGTTATTATTAATATTTGTTTCTAAAGTTTTTCTAGATAAATCATACTGATTATCAATAGCCGATTGGATTGAAGGGCTATCTTTCCAAACACTTTTAACCCCATTTACATGAATTCTTAATTCTTCCAAACCTTTTTTATCATATGGAGAATTAGTAAATATATCTTTAGATTTAGCCGTTATGTCATTTGTAATTTGCGAAGTAACAGTGCTTGATACCATTTTAAAAAAAGCAGTACTTGCACCTGGAACTGTACTAAAGTTCTTAGCATAATCTACTAAAGGACCAGTAAATGTTGGTGTTAAAACTCCATCTTTACTAGTTGTAGCAACGGGAGCTTCTTTGTATGCTCTCCACAATTCATCGTTAGCAAATTCTTTTTTGTCTTTTACTTGTTGTTGTTTACTTAAATTTCCAAGCAAGTTAGATACATCACCAAACATATTTGACATAGCCATGTCACCACTAGAAGGTGCATTTTGAACTGGCTTAACAAAAGATTGTCTTTGTGTCGTTCTTTTAAATGCCATTAACTCCACTCACTTTTTAAAGTTTTACCAAAATTATCAACGCCACCTATAGAGCCACCAGCTTTTGCATATGAACCTAGTTGTGCAGCTTTACCTTGTAATTTCTTAGATTTAGCACCTAATTTAAATTGTCTACTTTGTGATGAACCCATATATTGAATTGTTTTCACATCTGCTTTAGCAAGTTTCATCTCATTTCTACGTATATTGCTTACAGAGCCACCAGAAACTGACACTCCAGCACCAGCAAACATACTGTTCATTGAAGAAAGATTTTCACTTAACTGGTTTTTTCTTTCTATTTCATCTTGTTGAGCTTTCATTTCAACTTGTTCTGCGTTTTCTATCGAAGCTTGAGCATCATTGGCATAAGCTTGTTTTGCCATTTGACCTTGTTTCAATGCCATACCAGCCGATACGATTGCCATAGTTGCTGTACCCATTAGACTTCCACCTCTAGTAATATGCCATTTAACGTCATTGGTAATGGCTCCTCTTGTGTTATCGTTACTCTGCCTTCTTTAGACCAACCCAGCAGATAAACCTCTTTTCTTTGTGTTAAAGCAGTTGGCTCTTGTGAAAAATCATCTGTTACATTTCTTAACAGAATTCTTGTACCTCCAGCTTTCACATTAAGTGTAGATACTAAATCAAGAACTGCTCTGACTATTCTACGTTTCTGACCTACACTTACACCATCTGGTAATTGCATTTCAGGAGGAAGGGTTGTTATCTCAGGCGTATAAGCCAAACCTATTTCAACTGAGGTAACGGCTTGATCTAATGTAAGCTGACCACTACCATTTGTAGTAAATGTTCCCAGGGAATAATTACCTGATCTAACTTGGACTTGTGTATTAGGCAAATGAGCTACAGTCCAAGTAGCCGTTGCACTTGCAGTTTGCTGAGATGCCATATCTGTATAATAACTGTTTTGAAATAACTCTAGGCTAGTAACTGTGGCACTATTAATTGTACGTTCTACAACTGCATATATCTGTCTGTTTACGTTGGTTATATTCTTAAAGTTACCAGTCGTATCGTATCTAACCCAGCCTTGTACTTTCTCTTTTCTAATAGACATAAATACGGGCATATGACCATCTGAGTTCAGTAAGTATAAATAACCTTCCATTTGGTCTGAAGATTCACGTTGAGCTTCAATAGCTATAGGCGTGCCAATTATATGTTCTGATAATAATGTTATCGAATCTGAATTGTAAGCTTGTGATATATCAGAAAATATAAACTCACGAATAGCACCTTTTGACTTTGTTAAGAATACGACTGCACCATCAAACTCTTGTGGCTGAACTGAACCTGATCCAAAGCTAGTTTGCTTTTTTACTGTTATAGTAGAAGGGGTTAGGGGCTTATTCTCAGATGTTGGAATATATAATTCTTGCTCTGAAGTATATATAGTTAAGAATCTAAATGACTTCATAGCTTTGATTTCTGATACTTGTGCTTCTGCTATTTGTATCTGAATAGAGTTATCGTCAGCACCAGTACCTACATCAAAGTTTGTAAACTCACCAATCTTTGACATAAATAAAAAGTTAGGCAGATCACGACTACCACCAAATATTAATCTTTGATCGTGGAATGTAACTGTTCTGGCATATCCACGTATGCTTGAAAATACTGGCTCTTGCCAATCTGTTATAGCATTTGTATTTGCCAATGCACCTGACAAAGTAGCCGTTACTGTTGTGGCATTTGTATAACCAGTTATCTTAGCATGACGTACTAATGAAGCTGAATCTACAAGACGTATATAAAGACCTACATAAGCTGATGTAAATGCATCGGCACTTGCCGTTAATGTTACCGATCCACTAGTAGCACTTGGGGTTATAGTCGTGGCACTTGATGCAAACTTATAATAAGGTTGAAAGCCAAGACCAGCAGATTCATCAAAAGCATATGCAGATATAGCAAAGTTTGTCGAACTGGTTCTAGTTATCTTTTGCATAGCCATGTTGGGGTGTGTCACAAACATTGTATCACCACTTTGGCTTACAACTAACGATCCAATCTGAGCCGTTGCCCACGGACAACTTGTTATTGTCTGCAATATTGCCGTTGGATTAGAAATATCTACAATTCTTAGTTTTGTATTGCTAAATAGAAGTAAATAGGCTTCATCTTCGTCATACACGTAAGCTTCTGTCTGATAAGACTCATTTGCAAGGGTCTGAAGGTATCTAAGCCCTGGTCGCCTAGTGCAACCACCCTGAGCCTTTAACCTTACGTTACGGAGTCTGTATGCTCCATTACGATAAGCATCGGCATCAACCCTAGATGACAAAAGAGGGGATAACTCCCCTGATGAAAAATTTGTAGTAAATTGTCTTAATAATGCCATTCATTCAACTTTCGGCTGTCCCTTCAATCTGTGCAAAGATTCCAGAACCTAATCTAATTCTATGGTATCTACTTAATGCAACTTGTTGGGTTGTAACTTGCTGTGCATCTCTAGCCTTGGCTCTACGAAATTGTAGGTCTGCCATTTCTCTATATGATTTGGCAATGTCTGCTTTTCGTGTAACTGACAAAGCCAAAACTGATGCAAGTCGATATATAACCCAAAGGGTGAAAGCTGGTGTCCAATATTGAGTATCAACTCTGTATATGTAATTTAATACAACTTCATCGTTTTCACTGGCATTTATGTATATGTATTTTTCATAAATATCATAAGTCTGTACTTGCCCACCTATTGTAATAGTTTGTACTTGAATAACGGCAGGGTCAGTCGGCATAGCATAAGCTGAATCCCATCGATCAACTGGGGTATCAGCTAGTCGTGATAAGACAATCTGACCAGTTGCAAAGTTCCAGCTATTTTGTGCTAGGCAATCTTCGACAATATCTTCATAGCTTGTATTCATAACCAATGCTTCATCTGTTGCATCGGTAAATGATGATAGGGGCTCCATGCCCACTAAGACCATGGCTCTTTGTGCTACTTCAATATCGGTCTTGGCTGTATTTGGCATTATGTACCTTTAACTAATTTACGTCTTGCTTTGCCTATCATTGTAAAAATTTCAGGATTGTCTTTTAAGTTTCCATAAGAACCTAAACTATTTTTTTCATAACCATCTTTTGCACCTTTAAATTTATCTTTTTTATAATGTGGTCTTTTAAATGTTCCCATATTTGCATTGCTAATCTTTTCATGTGGTTCTTTAGAGCCTATAACGCTGTTGTTAGAACCATATTGCTGAACTTTATGTTTAACGTCTGCTACTAAACCCTTGGAAGCATTTGTCACCATTTCTACAGTAGTTTTTACTCTATTATGATTAAAACCCATTGTTTTTCGGTAAATATTCTTTTTAGATTTATCTGCCATTATTTTACCTTCCTATACTTACCTTTGTGTAAAGTAGCATCAGCTACAGCTTTTGTGCTTAAGAAAGACATTGGGACAGAAGCTATACTTCCAAAACCTACTCTTGCTCCATATTTAATAGCTTTACCCATAAACCTTTGTACTTTGGTTAAATTTTGATTTGATGGTTTTTGCCCAGGAGGTAAGTGAGGCTTTTGATATTTCTTAGACTCTACAAATCTTTTGCCGTAATCAAATGTTGGCTGAGTTATTTTAGTTCTTTGCATATCTTGTGTAATGGCTTTGTTAATAAACTTATTATACTGCTTTTCAGTAACTTGCTTTGGAGACATAATACTTTTGTTTGTCTGCTTATTAATACTAACAACATTTTTAGGTAGTTTATTTGTGTTTGCTGTTTTTATGTTTTGTTTGGGAAATTCTAGTTTACCAGTTGTCCCATAATTAAAAGTTTTATCAAGATACATTTTTCTACCAGGGTCAATCCATTTTTTATGAACTTTATTTGCAGTATCAACGCTTTTATTTAAACCTTTAACGTAATTCAGTTCTTTTAACTGTTTTTTTTCTGCTATGTTAAAACCTTTGTTAATTCCATATAAAGTTGCACCCAATGTAGTTGTACCAGCACCTAATTGAGTAGCACTTGTTATTACTTGATCTTTAGTGGAATAATTGCGAACCTCTTTTTCAGTAGGTATTACATATTTTCTTACAAAAGATTTTTTACTCATAACAACCTCTATGTGTTAGGTGCGTTGTCAGAACGTAACTTGTTATAAGGACTTTCTGTTCTGTCCTTACCCATAGTTTGGTTATTACGTTTTAAGGAAGCTTCATACTTCTTGTATTTAGCTATGCCGTCTTTTGTATATGGGAAATATTTGCCGTCACTTGCTTTGGGCATTGACCTTGTCTCCTAGTTTAACTTTTGAACCGAAGGTTTTTGTATAACCTTTAGAAGAAGTAGAGGTAGCTTTTACAGCCACCTCCACCTTAGTTTTTGTGGGCTTCTTAGCCATTATCTACTATCCGTAGTCATGCTAACTATATCGCCAGTATCAATGGCAGAACCATCGTTACTTAAGACAGTACACATTCCAAAACCATTAGATGCATAGATAAAAACAACATCGCCAACATTCATTTCGTTGACCATGCTATTAAAATACCCAGCAGTATCAACAGTGTTGAGTGCATCGCCAGCAGTTTTATAATGCCAGATATGGAAACCATTACCTGAATAAGAAACTAAACTTAAATTTGATTGTACAAACGCCATGTCTACCTCCTAATTCTTAAGTTCTAGTTCAAATACACCTTCAGCATCGATTAAGACTGAGTTCTGTTGCATTTTGTTTAATACAAAGTAACTGTCCTTATCGTTGTGATATTGCATATTTGAGGTTATATCGGCACCGATTGCATGAGCAATGGCATCACTATGGTATGCGTAACACTCTTTATGAGTTGTTCCTGCAGCACCTGATCCGTTTTTGCCTAGTAGACCTGAGTGTGGAAACCACATAAAGCCTAACCATCTTTTGGCAGTCATGCCACTAGGATAAGGTAGATCGTTTTCTCCAACATATTCTGCTCTAGAAAATTGATCTAATGCCATAAGCTGAGACCATTGTTCCCAACCAACAACACAAAATCTTTTACCATCATCAGGAACTTCATTGTTGCCGAACTTTTCCATTAATTCTAAAGCCCAGGCTAATGTTATTCCATTAGCTGTTTCATCGTGTGCAGATGTTGTTGTTGTCAACTGATTAATAATTAACTCATCAGTTTTACGTCCTAGTGCATAAGCACCAGACTGTTGAGCAACCATCATTTCATCATGGTTAATTCTTAACTGGTCTAGATCATCGACCCATTCTCCAGCAAAGTAATCTTCCAATGTGACGTTTACGTTAGTGTGTGCAAGGTTCATGGGTGCGATTGATCCATGAGTTGCTTTTGTTGTCGCAAAACCTTTACCGATTTTTTGAAATGTAGTTTTGTTCTTAACTCCATTTCTTGAACGAACTGTATTTCTAAGCTTAGAACCCATTCTTTGGTAAGCCATATGAACGCCAGATTCAAATTCTTCAATAAAGGAAGTGCTAATGCTTGGTGTAGCCATTAAAGCCTCCGTATTAAAAGTTAAAATTTACTACTATTCTGGTTGTTCGCTTACCTACTATCTTGAAGTTGTTCCATAAATGGGCTTCTAAGTAAGTTGTACGAGCCTTCTAGCAATTCTAATCTTTCAGAAAACAGAAACTTTGTTAATTCACATTACTA